TTTCGCGTGCCCATCGTAACAACCCGCTCGGTGATGGCACAGACGATGGTTGGATGTGGATGCGGGCCATTGAAGTGGTTCGCGAGATACGACCTCGATTCGTGCTCTTGGAGAGTGTTCCAGGGCTTCTTGACTGGCATTTTGGAGCGGTACTCGGGGCGCTGGCCGAGAGCGGGTATGATGCGGAATGGGACTGCATACCAGCGGGATACCTTGGCGCCCCTCACCAGCGTGATAGAGTCTACCTCGTGGCCTACCCCAGTGGCCTCGGATGCCATGCGCATGGGGTTCTCCGAGGCGGCTTTGAAGAAGTATTACAGCAAAAGGAAGAAACTTGGGGGAGCGGACATCGCCGAGGTACTAGCGGCAGAGTACGCAGATGGCCTCACCCCAGGGTTCTCCGAGTGGCTGATGGGGTTGCCAGCGGGATGGACCAGGACAGGGTCAAAGCGATCGGCAATGCAGTTGTACCCCGAGTCGCTCAATGGCTCGGTGAACGGATCAAGCAAACGCTCCAAGAGGAGGCGGTAGCGGCATGAGCACCCAGACCGGAATCCCACCCCTACACACGCGCATGCCGCAGGTGGAGCCCTACGGTCCGTTCAAGGCGGGCGACCCCGTGAGCTTCATCTTCGACAGCAAGGGTGCGAACATCAGGACCAGTCTCGATGGTGGTGTCTGGTCTCCCGCCTTCGCATCCCCGTTGACGGTCAACCTCGGATCGTCCCTTGACCCCGGTCCGCACTACATCCGGGCCAAGGCCGAGAAGGGTGCCCAGTCCTCTCTGATCTCGGAGTGGAAGTTCTACATCAAGCCATGACCGAGAAAGCCTCCACTCCAGATTCAATCTTCTTCCCCGCTGTTCTCAAGGGTGTGGAGATTGACGGCAATCGCGTCGTACTCATGATGTTTGTGTACGCTGCGACGCAGGAGCAGATGGATGCCCTAGGGCTAGAGTACGGGGCGATCCTTGAGCCTGGCCCGGCCCTCAATTGCTCCATCGAGTTCCCTGAGCCTGCCGATCCCCCTCCTGGCCAAGTTCCTCCTCCCGAGGCTGAACACAAAGAATGACTCTCGTTACCGTCCAAAATGTACCCATTTGCGCCACCGGGGTGGAGTACATGCTCTCGACGGGTCCTGCCACCTTCACGGAGCAGGATCTGAGGGACGCCTGTTCACTCGCCAACGACGACCCAACTTACCGAACCCCTCGTCTAAAGTTGGGCCACGTTGCTGGTGGGTGGCAGGCGTCAGACGGTACGGACTCTGGCGAGCCCGCGTTCGGGCAGTTCTCCAATCTTCGTGTCGGCAACTACGGCCAAGAGCTATTTGCCGACATCATCAATGTTCCCGATTGGCTCGCGGGAATCCTGCCCTCTGCCTACCCGTCTCGATCAATCGAGGGGCAGCAGGGCTACAAGTCGAACGCCGGCAAGACGTACGGCCTCGCGATAGATGCGGTGGCCCTACTTGGCGTCGAAATGCCTGGAGTCGCATCACTAGACGATCTTCAGGCGATCCTCACGAACCCAGAGGTGACGGTGACGGAGGAAGGCAATTTCCAAATCGCTGCTGCCAGGGGCGTGAGGGCGCAAGTCGATGTTGACTTCGTCAGGCGGCAGGCGTACGAGCAGGTTGCCACCGGTGATCGCTACTGGTGGTGGATCCGGTCGGTGCGCATCGACCCCAACGAGCTCATCATGGAGGACGAGGAATCCGGTGAGTTGTACCGGGTCCCGTTCACCGCAGATGGGAATGATGTGACGTTCGCGGAGGCCATCAAGGTCTACGAGCAGTTCACGGACGCCCCATCAGAAGAGCAGGAGCCGATCGCAGCAAGCTCCTGGAAGACAGCGGCCCAGAGCCGACCAAGCACGAGAGGAGGTCGAATGACACCGAAGGAACTCCGGGCCGCAATCGGTCTGCCGGAGTCCGCCTCTGATGAAGAGGTCAAGGAGCGTCTGAAGACTCTCAAGGCTGACGACGGGACAGAGGCACCGCCTCCCCCGGCGCCAGACCCCGATGAGGAGTCCGAGGACGAGGATGAGGGTGACGACGGAGACACGGAGACGGAAACCCCGCCTGCCGAGCCCGCCGCCCCCTCAACCACGACCGTGGACGCCGCCGCCTTCCGGCAGCTTCAGGAGGATGCCCGTCTGGGTCGCGAGGCCCGCGAGCAGCAGATCACGGCAAGGCGGAAGGGGAGGGTCAAGGCGGCCATCGCGGCCGGCAAGATCCCGCCCTCGCGCCGCGAACACTACGAGAAGCTCATGTCCGCCGACGAGGAAGGCACCGCAGCACTCCTGGACGAACTCCAGGCCGGTGTGATCCCCGTCGAGTTGGTCGGTCAGGCGACCGTCGATGCCGGCGTCTCCGGTCACGACGACTCCTACCCGGTCAGCTGGCTCTCCCCGGATGAGCGGGCGAGGGTCAACGCGGCACGGAAGCAGGAGGTCGTGTCGTGAGCAACCTGAACCAACTCGTCCCATACTTCGAGCCCGGGGCAGAAATCACGGCGCAGGCGTCCGTGGCCCTTCTCGGGATGCGGTGTGTCGTGATCGACCCCGCCAAGACGAACTTCCAGTCTCAGGCGGACCTCAGCGGCACTTCCGACGACTCCAACGTGTGGGTCAAGAAGCCTGCCGCCGGTGCGCACATCTTCGGCGTCGCCGGGTGGGACTGCGCGATCAACAAGTTCGTCACGATCTTCCGTGGTCCGGGCATGTGCGTTCCGATCAAGGCGGCGGCAGCCGCGGCACTCGCACCAGGCGTCGAAGTCGAGACAGACGCCAACGGTGAGGTCGTCGCGCTGACGACCGGCAAGGCGGTCGGCATGAACATGCGAAACTTCTCAGCGGGCGCGAACAACTTCGCCGCCGTGCTGCTCTACTAGGAGGAGGTGAAATGACTCAGATTCTTGATCGGGGAGGTCGCGTGATTCGCGCGGCAACTCCCCAGACTTCCTCCTCCGCATACCCGCTCGGGCCACCGACCATCGGTGCCGACGGGACGATCAGCGTCGAGAACATGCTCGAACAGCCGACGCGGATCACGCGGATGATCCAGGACATGTCGCTCCAACGCTGGCTACTGGACATCATCTTCACGTCAGCAGGCGGGGTGACGGGTGGCGCTGTCATCTACGACGTGCCGGACGAGAACGACATCTACTCGGACCGTGACGTTCAGCGGGTTCAGCCCGGCAGTGAGTACCCGATCGTTACGTCGAGCATGCCCATCCCCAAGATGGCGGAAGTCGAGAAGTGGGGTGGGAAGGTCTTCATCACGGACGAGGCGAGGGACAGAAACTCCTCCGCCAAGTTCACGATGGAGATCAGGAAGCTGACGAACACGATCGTTCGGAAGCTCAACCAGGTGGCCGTGGTCGTCGTGAACGCCAACTTCACGAGCTACCCGACCCACGTGGTCCCCGGGAACAACTGGACGAACGTCAACATCCAGGGCACATCCCCGACTCCGCTGGCGCAGCAGCCCATCGCTGACTTCGCCAAGATCCAGCTGCTGGAGGATCAGGAGGAGTTGGGCAACAACGTCAACTACATCATCCTGAACCCGCAGGAGGCGTACCGACTCGGGCTGATCTACGGACAGGACTGGGAAGCCGTCCTGAACCTGTACTACCCGGCCGGTCACTACGTCAGCAACCGTCAGCCCGCCGGGACGGCGCTCGTGTTCGAGGCAGGCAACGTCGGTGAGCTGCGGGTCGAGAAGCCCCTCGGCACCGAGACGTGGCGTGAGGAGAAGACAGAGCGCACCTGGGTCCAGGCGAGCGTGCGGCCGGTCATGTACGTGACCAACCCGTTCGCGACCTGGAAGCTGACCGGGCTGGCGGGGTGATCGCATGAGCAGCGATGCACCCAACCTGGCCAACGAAGCACAGCCCGTGGAGGAGCCTCAGTTCTCCGAGGGTGACGAGGTTCGCGTCAAGGGCGGGATGTACACCAGGCACTTGAAGGATGAGGATGGCAATCCGACCGTGGAGGACTTCAAGCACGGGGAGCTTCTCACGCTCACCGAGGCTGACGCAGAACGGTCCGACGCCAACCTCATCTTCGAGGACCCTGACGCTGCCGAGGCTCGGGAGGCTGAGGCAGAAGCCGCCACGGAGGGCGCGGCCACCGTCGAGGAGGAGCAGCCCGACTACGACGAGTTGGCGGCGCAGCTGGAGGGCATGACCGTCGCACAGGCGCAGGAGTACCTGAGTGACGCCACGTTCACCGACGCGACGCTGGAGGCTGCCCTGGAGGCCGAGTCGAACGGGCAGAACCGCTCGTCGCTCAAGGCCTGGATCCAGGAGCAGCTGGAGGCATCATGAGCACAACGGTCCCAACAGCGGCACTGCGGACCCCCTTCGGGTCGGCATTTGCCATCGAGCAGTTTGGGACCGGCTACCCTGGCTGGGTGGCGACCCCATACTCGGTCGCTACCCTGCTCAGGGCTAGGACCAAAGACTCCAACGGTCAGGAACTCGGCTACTGGAGTGACGAGACTCGGCCGACGATCAACCAGGTCTTGGAGTACATCAGGTTGGCCTGCGGGGAGCTACTGCTCTGCACTGGGGCGTGGCTCCCGCCGCAGCTATGGATGCTCAGTGAGCACGTCATTGCACTGAAGACGGCGCTGCTCATTGAGCTTGCCTACTGGCCCGAGCAGATCATGACGGACCAGTCGTCATACCTGGAACTCAAAAAGCTCTTTGATGCCGACTCACGCGTACTTTGCGAAGCGGCAAGCCAGTTCCGGCCTGAGGACTTGCCGGACCCGAATGTTGGACTTGGGGACACGTCGGTCCCCTTGTATTATTTCGGGGATGGGTCTGCGTGTTGTCAGGCGCCTCGGATCGTGTACGATCCAACGACCGAGCGCACGATGGTCTGGGGAGGCCGCGTTAGCGAGCTACCCTTGGCCTACTACACGACCGACGATCACCTGCGTCCCATCGTGGTGAACAAGATCAGCTGATGCGAATCGACACCGCCCTAATCTCAATCTTGATGGCCCTGATGATCTTAGCTATGGTCATCGCGGCCGCATGGGCGGGTTCTCTCTGATGACCGCTTCCTACCACATCGGCATCATGAACCAGGCGGATGTTGGCAAGACCTACGAGCGCATCATCAATCGTGGGCGGAACCTGCGGCCGTACTTCTTGGCGGTCACTCGTGACTTCCGGCAGATGATGGTCCTCCAGTTCAGCTCAGAGGGGGTCTTTCTGCTAGGGCATCGGTGGCGTCAGCTGTCCGAGAGGACGATCAAAAACAAGGCCAAGCTTGGGCAAGACCCTCGTATCCTCCACGCCACCCGTCGGATGCGCAAGAGCTTCACGACAGGTGTTGAGGGATACCGAGTGGTCACGAGGGATAGCCTCACCATCGACTCCGAGGTTCCATACGCGGGTCTACACCAGACCGGCTATCGGAGTCGATCAGGGTCCTTGGTCCCGAAGCGCCAGATCGTTAGGATCAGGCAGAAGGATGCGACGCGGTGGGGCAGGATGTACGTCGCATGGATGGTTCACGGGCGGATCATTAGGGAGCAGCTATGAGGGAGTTCACCCCTCATACTCTCCCTACCGTCATCACCGGCATCGATGTCGAGCAGGCGGTCTATGAAACTCTGAAGCCACGGCTCGACTACTACATGCCACAGCTTGGCTATCCGCCGATCAGGGCGTGGGTGTTCACCGCTGAGTTTGACAAGTTTCCCGAGGATCAGGTCCCTGTGATGAACATCCAGGTTCCTAACCTCTTTGACGAGCCCACTAAGCTCCAGATGATGTACATCGCCCGGTGGGCGGTGATCTGTGAGGCGTACGTCTCGGCCAAGACCGAGGCGGACACTCGCAAGATGGCGCGTGACATTGGCGCGCTAGTGCGAGCAACGCTCGTACAAGAACCGGGGCTCCACGGCTTCGCAAGAGCCGTCGATTGGGTAGGCGAGAACTACACACAGTTGCCTCCAATCGAGCGTCGGAGCAAGGCCACTGCTGAGATCAGCTTCGTCGTTGAGGTTGGTGAAGCAGTATCCACCTATGAGCTTCCATACATGCCTGAGGGGCCGCCGCCAACACCGGGGCCGCTTGCGCAGGAGGCGGAAGCTGAGGTGGACGTTACGCCCAAACCAGTAGTCTGGACACAAAAGGGGCGTCCGGGTGTGCTGGTGAATACAGAGGGAGGTGATGAGTGAGACCAGGAGTGGAAGTCACGGTTCAGGACGCAGTTCCTGCCCGTTCAGCCCCCACAGATGTTGACACCTGGTTCGCAGTCGGCGTCACAGAGAAGGGCGGTGCTGAGCCCAATCTGGTTCGGTCGATGGCAGACTTCGAGCGCATCTACGGATCGCGTGCGTCGTACGCCACGACCTTCTGGGACAGCATGGACGCCTACTTCCGTGAGGGAGGCGGCAAGGCGTGGGTGGCTCGGGTTCTGGATGCGACGGCCGTAGAGGCCAGTCTCACGATCGGAACCTGGACCAAGGTGACGGCGAACGGCGCTGGTACTTGGGGCAACGCTCTCAAGGTTGGCACCGTTGCGGGCGTCGGGGCAGGCTCGGTCCAGGTGGTCGTTCAGGACGCGGCGAGTGCTCTGCTCGAAATGTCGCCGGAGTTCACGACCAAGCCCGACCTCCTTGCGTGGGAGGGGCAGTACGTCCACATTGTGGACACGACCCCCGCAGACGTGACGATGCCGCCGGTAACGGCGCCAGCGTCGATGACCGGCGGTGTGTTCACCTCAGCCAGCGTGGTCGAAGCCGACTACATCAAGGCCCTAAGCACGTTGGGCCTCAATCTCGGGCCGGGCCAGGTCAGCATCCCTGGGATCACAACCTCCACGGGGCACAAGGCGATCCTTGCGCACGCGGCACAGAAGAACCGCGTGGCGATCCTCGATGCTCCGGACAACTCGACCGCCGCCGGGCTGATCTCGGCCGTGACGGCGATCCGTCAGGATGTCAACGCACGCTACGGTGCGATGTTCGCCCCTCGGGTGATCATCCCTGGCGTCGTGCCGAACACCGTGCGGGAGATTCCGTACAGCCCCATCCAGGCTGGCCTGATCTCTCGGTCCTTCGAGCAACTACAGCCCGCCGCTGGCGTCAACGGCATCAGCCGGATCGGGCTCGCGGTCAAGTACGAGTGGACCGACGTGGAGAGGCAGCAGCTGAACGAGGGCGGTGTGGACATCGTCCGCAACATGGACAACACGATCCGCACCTATGGCTACCGGACCCTCGTGGACCCGGTCAAGCTTCCGGCGTGGGTGCAGCTGAACACGACGCGGATCGTCATGGCCGTGAAGGCCCAGGCCGAGGTCGCTGCGGAGAGTCACGTGTTCCGCAACATCGACGGCAAGGGCATTGAGATCGCCTCGCTCCACGGCGACCTCGTGGCCATCTGTGTCCAGTTCTACAACCAGAACGCGCTCTACGGTTCCAAGCCGGACGAGGCATTCGCTGTGGACACGGGCTCGGCGGTCAACACGCCGGAGTCCATCGCCAGGGGTGAGCTTCGCGCAAACGTCATGCTCAGGACCTCCCCGTTCAGCGAGTTGGTCGTCATCAACATCATCAAGGTGCCACTGCCCTCGACGGGCGTGGACGCCAGCCTGGTCTGACCTATGGCGTTCGCAACCTACCCCGAACTGCTTGCCGCTCTCCCGGACAACAACGTCGGGCTGATCGATGCGAGCGACGTACGCGCAATAGCAGAAATGCTCGTCCCTTCGTGGGTCATGGTTCGGGGGCAGGATGTCACGCTCAATCTGGAGCAGGGCGTTGAGCTGGACTTCCCGGCAATCCCGATCCATGCGGCCTCGGAGGATGACTGGAGCCCAGACACCCTGGTGACCTACGAGTCTGCCGTTCACCGGATTGCCGAGTTCCGTGCTCTGATCAGAGGAGACGCGGATGTGTCATACCGCCTCAACTCTCTGGCTGGAGTTCTATGCGAGGCATCTGGTACGGAGGTCAGCATGTCGGCGCTGACCCCCATTCTACCCGGAGACGCACTTTGGTTCTCCGTGTTACAAGACTCACAGCCGACGATGACCCTGAACATCGATCAAGTCCAGTTGGACGGCGTGGCGTTCTTGCTCAAGCCCGCCGCAACTCCCTGAGGAGGTTAGCGCATGAGCCGCGCAGACCAGTACGCTGTCCTCGTCACCATTGATGGCGTGGACACCGGGATCTGGGACAAGCTCAGCGGCGGAGAAGTTGACTCCGAGGAACTGAAGTACAAGCCGGGTGGTATGGCTCGTCAGATCAGTCTAGGCGGTTCCGTCAACGTGGGCAACGTCACAGTCTCCCGACTCTATGACCTCGCCCGTGATCACATGCGCCTCGGCACGTGGATCGCAGGAGTGGGCAGGTCGCGAGTCATCATCAAGAAGCAGCCGCTGGATCTCAACGCCGTTGCCTTCGGGCCTCCGGTCACCTACACGGGGATTCTCAAGATGGTCACCCCGCCTGAGGTGGACTCGGAAGCCACGGACGCCGCGCTCGTTGAGCTGGAAGTGACCACGGACGGCGAAGTGACGGTGATCTGATGGAGGACTTCGACCAGGGGGCCGAGGCCACCAAGCAGCCGGTCTCAAATGAGATCGAGCGCCTGCGTGAACTCCGTCGAGGCATCACCGAGAACAGAACTGTCGACATCGAGGTTCCCGGATACCACAATCTGCTGGTGGCCCGTTACCGCCTGCTGGATTGGAAGACAGTCCGGGGAATCGTCAAGCGGTTGGAGGGGCGGAACAATCAGTCTGAGTCGGAAATGCTCGCTCAGATGGACACCATCGCGTCCGCGTGCGTCGAGCTACTCCTCCGCAAAGACGACGGCTCCTTGGTCGGAATGGACGATGACTACGGTCCCGTCCGCTACGACAGGCAGCTGTGCAAGATCCTTGAGCTACCCGAGCCTGCGACGGCGCGAGAGGCAATCGTCTCTCTGTTCGTGAGCGACATGGCCATCGTCGGACACCACGCGAAGCTCATCACGTGGATGCAGGGCGAGCAGGAAGAAGTGGATGAGGAGTTCCTGGGGGAATCTCTGGGGCAGCTTCCATAGAGAATGCTGCCCGAGCCGCTATCCTTGGACTCGATCCGTTCAGGGTTTTGAGGGCTAGCCCGGATGATGCTCTAGTCGTCCGGGCAATGCTCTCTAAGGCAGACGAGATCCACCTTGCCTACCAGAAGCGTCAAGCAGTTCTGATCGGTAACGAAATCGCAAGAATCTTGAAGAGGATGTTTGGTTAGTGGCCACGACTGAACAAATCTTAATCACCGAGAAGATTCTTGGTCACAACAAGATGCTGACTCAGCTGGGTCAGTCTCGCGCCGCTCTGCGAAAGACTGCTGCCGCTGCGACGGCCACCGGCACTGCTGCGGATAGCGCGGCCAAGAAGGGCCGCAAGTCGATGGGCATGATGAGTCGCGTCATGCTCGGCCTCCGCTCGATCTGGCTGACCGCCTCGGTGACGGCAGCCTTCGCTCTTGCTCGATCTGCAGCATCAGCCATCGGCTTTGAGAAGACACTGCGCGAGGCAGCCTCTGTCGCGAGCAAGCACGGGGTTGTGATCCAGAAGGATTACGAGGCGATGGCGGATGCAGCTTTCAATGCCGCTGAGAGGACAAAGTTCAGCAATGCTGAGGCGGCGTCGGCGCTCGGTGAGCTAGCAGCCTCCGGGTTCAACACCAAGGAGTCCATCGACTCCCTGCAGGGCACTTTGTATCTCGCGCAGGCAACTAACACGGACTTGACTGAGTCTGCCAAGTACCAGGCCGCGACCATCAACCAGTTCGGACTAGAGGCTAAGGATGCTGGACGAGTGGCCGATGTGTTCACTCAGGCGATCAACAAGTCCGCTCTCAAGATGGATGACCTCGGCTACTCCATGAAGTACGTCGGCCCTGTCGCCAAGGGTCTTGGTAGTAGCCTGACGGATACGGTCGGCACTCTTGCCGCTCTAAGCAACGTTGGTATCAAGGGCAGCCAGGCCGGCACCTCACTACGCGCGGGTATGTTGCGCCTCGCGGCCCCGACCAAGATGGTCAGGAGGGGCCTCGACAAGATGAACGCTTCGGCCAAGGACTTCTATGGGCCGAAGGGCTTGCTCCCGCTACCCAAGTTGATCGACAAGATGAGGGAGAAGACAAAGGGCCTCTCCGTCATCAACAAGAAGGCCGCCATTGCTCAGATCGTCGGTCGTGAGGCTTCATCGGCGTGGATCGCCCTCCTCGACATGGCGCCAGGCAAGATCGAAAAGATGGTCAAGGCGGTCGACAAGTCCAGAGGCATGGCGAAGAAGGTTGCGCAGGACCAGCAGAAGACAGTCGGGGCGCAGCTGGAGCGGATCCAAGGTATCTTCGAGTCCCTCATCGGTCGTTGGCTTCTAGCGAACTCTGGACAGCTTCAAGAGTGGCTGTCGTCCTTCGCCGATGGACTGAAGTCTCTTGCCGACCCTGCCTCAAATGCCGGGAAGTTCATCCGCACTTTTGGAGAGACTCTAAAGCAGATTCTCCGGATTGGTGGCAAGCTAGTCCAAGGCTTTGCGGGGCCGTTGGCAATAGCCTTTGTCGGGATCTACTACGCCTTGAAGGTGCTGAACCCAGTCCTTGAGTTCTTGGGCGATCACATGGATGTCATCGCTCCTATCCTTCTGGGCTTCATCGGCGGATTTGCGGCTTGGAAGTTGATCTCGAAGGGGACAACGGCAATCAAGGGAATGAGCACAGCGGTCA